CCATTACCCCATAGCTCTCTGGCAAGATTGGGAATAACAGGAACTACTTTTCTAATTTCTGTTCCCCCAAGAGAACCTGCTTGCCATTCATCAGTTTCTCTAAAAATATACCCAGTTCCATTAGCATTTTCGTTTTGTACGTGTACCTTTGCAGAGTCATTTACATCTTTTTGAATAGTATAATTATAAATCACACCATTTATATCTAATCCAGGAGGTGTGGGTAACACGTTGTTCATTATCCAAGTATTGCCTCCAGCTGCTGCATTTGGAGTAGTGCCAAAATAAGGCTGAATACTTTCAGAGTAACAATAAGAGGGCCAAAATACCAAGACCCCCATAAGTAGCAGTTTCTTTAACATCTACCGAATCCTCTGCGCCATGTTTAATTTTTTGAGTTTCTTCGTGTGATTCCCAACCAATCTTTGCAGCTTCACCGATCTGACCTTCATAAGGACATGGTGTACCAGCCATCATCATGGCGTCAAATACATTTTCATCTTGGCACATAATTGACACAGCAGCTACTTTCATTCCCATATCATACATTGTTTTAGCATTTTTAAGACGCAAACAGTTATCTTCTGTGAATGTTGTACCGGCAGATATACCTAAAATCTGTGTCTGTACAGCACCCGCAACACCAATTGTACATAAATCTGAATTACTATTAGCACCAAGCTGTGGTGAAATAGCAGAAGGAGGAGGCGACTTTACAGTAGTTGTCATTTCTCCATTTGTTGTTATAGTACTTCTTGTAGTTGAGTCTGTTTCAATCACTTCAGCATATGCAGCACTTGATACTATTAGTGCTAAAAATAATACAACCCATTTATACATTAAATCTCCTAATAAATGTTGATGCGTAGTGTTCCTTCATTAATATATTTTGGAGTACAGTACGCAGTTATTCTATCTCTTGGGTCGATGAACTCTCTGTGGCTATAATTACCGTGTGTTCTTGATAATTCTTTTGCAAAGTAGTTACAATCATTTATATCTCTAAAATACATATCATTTGATATTAGTCGCCTATCATCACCTGTACCTAAATAGACCATTAGTAAAAATACGTGAATCATCCTTTTACAACCATATAGGCTGTTATTAAAAGAGCTAACCCAATGCTTACTGCAATACCAACAGTAAACACTTCCATAAACTTTTGTCGCCTACGAGCTTGATTATAAAGAGTTTCTTGACGCTCTTTACGAATCTTTCCTTCCATCGCTAAAAGCTGTTCCCAAGCATTACGCCCAAGTGTCCATTGAATATACTGTTTTAGCTCTTCACGCATTTGTTCAGCTTTGTTTTTAGCCGCAAATATCTCCATAGCCTCTTGTTCAACAGACTTACCAGAAAACAGTTTTTTAAAAATAGGAGGATTTTTTATTTGGTGTTCAGCTTCAGAAAGGTCAGACATTGCACCCATCCAGCGGCTTAAATCGCCAACCATCTGTTCAATATCTCTACCAACTTCAAACCCGCGTTTGATAGTATTAAAAGTAGCACTTGCGGTTGCAAGTGCGGAAATTGGATCTAACAATATTCACTCCTTAAGCAAAGAGTGCTTTACATTATTGACCATCTCCATTAGTTGTAGTTTCATTTGGGGGAACACTCTTTTCTTCATCCTCTTTTACAGCCTTTTCGTAATAGACAATGATTTCATTTTGTTGATTAATGAAACGCCTAATATCTGCAATGTTAAGAGCAAGATTTTCATAATCATTAATACTTAATGCTACAAAAGCTAAATCACCGTGAATTTCAGTGAATTCAGCAATAAATTCATCAATGTTATCTGCGTTGACTACATAAACTTTTGTATCAACTAGCTGGAGTGGTTTCGGTCTCGCTACTATCGGAACTACTGTTTTCTGTATCTGTGTTACTGTCACTATTTCCTTCTCTGGAGCGCTGCAACCAGTCAGGAATAGGATAGTCATTAGTGTTCCCAGTGTCAGACATGAACTCACGCCAAAGTTTCGCAGTTGCGCCATTCATTTTACCTTCTAAAGTTTCTGGATCTTTTTGTGCCATAGCACTTAAGTCTGTTTGTCTTAATTTATTACGGAGATCATCTCCATAAGCCTCTGCTTTTTGCAGAGAAACTTGAAGCTCATTAGTTAATTCAGCCATTTTAGCCATATCATTACGTAAAGTATTGATACTAGCTTCAGCAGTTTGTACTGCAACTTCAAGTTTGGCATTATTTTCGCGCAAAGTAGCAATACGAGCTTGAGAATCTTGGTAATACCAATAGAATCCTCCACACATCGTAGCCATTATTGCGCCCATAATTATTGCAATTTTTATACCCATAAAAGTAGTATAGTTATACAGTCCCTGTTTGGCAAATGTTTTTATTTTTAGGTTATAAAATGACAGAAAATTGGCGATGTCAAAATTTTGACACCGCCAAAGTCAAGTTGTTGACAAATTTAAAAATTTGGCTCTGGGAGATGGATTCGAACCACCACGCTTTTCAGCACACGAGAAACAATCGTGCGTGTCTACCAGTTTCACCACCCCAGAAAAATTTTTATTCTGCAGCGATTGCCCTATCTTCTAACTTATCAAGAGCTGCAATCATGCGAGTCATTCCAATACCCCCACCAACTCGTGGAAAAAAGTCAAACTTTAAAAACTCTTCAAGTTCTGCTTCTACGCGATCTTTACCAAACAGTTCAAATAGAAGGTTAGAATAAGCACCTCCTGTGATAGTGTGAAAAGTATCGCGCATTTTGTCAACATCTGTTGAGCGTTCTGCTGATCCAATAGTTTCCATACCACCAAGAATAACATCAATCTTTTTACTCTCTGTTTCTCCTGGATAACGACTCATATTCCAAAAAGGAGAGGTCATTTCTGGAAAGTCAGTAATCATAGTACTTCCAAAATCATTGTACATAGCAACTTCGTGTTCTGCTTTCATTTCAACTGAACTATCAAGACCAAAATAATCTTGCCATTCCGAATAAGTCTTTTCAGTAGGTATATCAAAACCTAAATATTCGCACAATTCATATTCCATAGACTTCAAATCATCTATTGTGCCTGGAAACTCAAATTCAAACATTGGAAAAATTATATCATGTCTACCTGGAATAGCATTAGGTTCTTGTCGATAAGAAGTTGAGACACAAAAAAAGCCCTTTGAATCGGGCTGGGATAATAGTTCATGTTCTAACCACATTTGACCAGTTTGTGGAAGTGGCCAGATTTGTCCTGCATAGTTATAAGTAGCAACATTGAATGGGTCTTCACAAGCTGCTAAAATAGATAGTCGATTTTGAGTATGAACTTCTTCAAATCCTTTATCCATAAAAAAAGACCTTAATAGGTCTACAGTACGAGTAAATTTTTTTGGTGAAATTAATTGAGTCATTTTTACGCCTTTCATTTATAAAAATGCGCAAGGATTATTCCTTGCGCACAAATTAATAGATTATATAAAATACTTAACCAAAAGGCAAACTAAAATTAATAAGACTGTGCTAATCGCCAGTTCAAATATTCTAAACTTTCAATCGGCTCATATTTTGCTGGTTCTTTAGTAAGATTCTTTACCATAGTACCTGGTTCTGGATCTACAAAGTGAGGCATTGAGAATCGCGGAAGATGAATATGAGAGTTTACTACACGGTGTTTAGTAGATTTAAAATAATCATTAGTCCATCGTTGAAGTAAATCACCAATATTAACTACGACACTATCCTTTTCATAAGGTACGGGATGCCAGACACCTCCTAAATCCTGTACTTCTAAACCAGGCACGTCATTGAGTTGCCACAATAAAGTGATAGTGCCGTAGTCACTGTGTTCACCAATTCGCATTTGTTTATTTTCTACAGGCCCGTCATATGCAGGATAGTGAATAATGCGAGTAGTGTTATAGGGACGTTGATGTGTTCTCTCTAAAACTCCACCAGTTTCAAGAATTGAATCAAAAAGTCTTAAAATACGAATCGTAAGAGCATCTGCTACACGAATTGAATTAAGAGCTGTTACTTTAAAGAAGGGAATCTGTGTTGGCCAAAGAGAGTCTTTCATTCTAGTATTATTATAGTTAAAAGATTCTTTTATATCTTTGGGAGCTGTTGGATCAACATTCTCATCTCCAACCATTGAATATCCTAAATTTGTTTCAGGCTCATAATTATAAAGTTTTTTTGTTTCAGAAGATAGTTCAAAAAATTCTTTACACTTATCAAACCACTGGTTCATAGTCATTTGATGAGCTTCTGGTATTGCCTTTTTGAAAACAGCAAAGCCCACAGTTGTGTAGGCTTTGCGAATTTCTTCCAGCACATTATCTTTTTTAAAGTCGATTACTGGAATCATAGTTTAGTTTCCTGGTACTTTTGCGTCAATACCTTCTACATAATACATCATAGTATTTAGATGCATATCGTCAGCAATTTCACCTGCTTTGAGTTGAAGAGTTCCAGTATTATCATATAGAGGGCCTGTAAAAGCAAAATACTCTCCGTTAGAGATAGCATCTTTTACTTCTTGGGCTTTAGCTTCAACTTCTGGTGGCATATTAGTAAAGTCAGCCATGCCGACAGCACCTTCATTCATATGACCAAAATAGTCTTCAACTTGCCAATTACCGTCAATTACTTGTTGTACCTTTTTAATGTAGTAAGGACCCCAGTTATCAATAGTAGCAGTTAACTGTGCTTTTGGTGCGAATTTAATTTGATCTGATGCTTGTCCGAAACCGAGCACACCAGCTTTTTGAGCAGCTTGCAGAGGTGCAGGAGAATCAGTGTGTTGGGCAACCATGTCACAACCATCTGCAATCATCACTTCTGCAGCTTGTGATTCTTTACCTGGGTCGTACCAAGTGTTTACCCAAATAATATCAATATCTACATTAGGATTAACTGATTTGGCTCCAAGATAGTAGGTATTAATTTCACGAATTACTTCTGGGATTGGAAAAGCTGCAACATAACAAATTTTGTTTGTTTTTGTCATCAGTCCAGCAATAACACCCTGCACGTGACGTGCTTGATACAGTCTTAAACCGTAGGTTGACATATTATCGTGACGTTTAAAACCAGTAGCATGTTCAAAATAAACATCTGGATTTTCTTTTGCTACTCGTAGAGTTGGGTCCATAAATCCAAATGAAGTAGTAAAGATAATATCGGCACCTTCTTGAATCATCATGCGAATAGCACGTTCAGTGTCTGGTCCTTCTGAAACAGACTCAAGATAAATCGTTTCAACTGCGTCACCAAAATGTTCTTCAACTTGCTGACGACCAATATCGTGACGATAGGTCCAACCATGATCTCCGATAGGACCAACATAGATAAAGCCGACTTTTACAGGGTCAGCTGCAAAAGCGGAAAAAGAAGCAAGTGCAAATGCACTTGCGATAAGTAGTTTTTTTAGCATTAATTCCTCCTAAGCTAAAGCTCTCATACGTTCAACTAGTCGTTCGGCGCGAGCACCTACTTGACGATACCAGCGAGAGTCAACCATTTGATCTGCAGCTTCGTTCCAATCTTGTGAATCAACACCTGCCTTCATTCCTTTGAATGCTGATAAGCGAGGGTACCCAAGATTAAACATCATATTGGCAACAATTTGTTGTACTTCTTCTGGCAAGTCATCAAAACTGTCATATAGCTTATGACAATCTCTAACAACCCATTCACAGTCTTTTTCAAAAGCTTCTTCAACTCGTTCTTTAGAAACTTCTGTTCCAACAGATTGGCCGTGTTCTGGGTCATCTTCTGTGATAAGATGACCGATACCAAAAGTTGGATAACCAAGATGATCAAGATAGATATCATATTTAACACCTTCATCAATCTCTAGTTGTTCTCTTAATTTTACTAAATCCATTAATTGTATCCTTTCTTTTTATGCAGATGTTTTGCATAGTAGTCGTCTCTAACATCTGCCCACATTTGTTTTCTTTGTTTTTCAACAGCTTTTAACTGTCTATTATCATAAAGTGTTACTTTACTTGCCCAATTATCACGCTTAATTGGTATAATCTGACATATCGGAGTGCCTGCAGGAATAACTACCTGTTTTCCAGGTTCAAGTCCTGTATGTATAAAAGGAATGTTTACAACATTGATGTATGTATCAGTATCCACAAAACCTACAAGTGGAATAATGGGATTTTCTAGTCGATTAATAGGTGGAAGAAATAGTAGTGAATAGTCTTTTGGAGTTTCGATTGTCCAAGGATTCATATATTTAAGAATAGGCATAGACTCAAAAACAGAACCCATAGCCTGAATAGACGGGTGTGTTTCTATAGGTTTATGCGCTTTTAAAATCTGCTCATGTTCAGCATCAAGAAAGGGTATTCTAATTTCGCCATTTTCAAGTTGTTGAATTACTACGTCTACGTGCATTAAAAGAGTATATCCCATAGACATTGCATCTAGAAATGGGATACACTTTTTTACACTCGGAATTTCTTCGCCACTATTATCAACTTTAGGTGGAATATGCTTAAACCATTCTGGAATAAGTTTTTTTGAAGATACAGGGGCTAAAACAAGATCTTCTGGAAGACTCTTGATTAAGTGAAATTTAATAGTTTTGTCAGACATAAATTATGTATTTGGATTAATAAAAGAAGTTGGGATGTCCTTTTCGGACTGGGTTGTTCCACAATTACAAGTTTCACATACGTCATTTACACAGTGAGGACATTCGCCACCTAAACAATGACAATCATGCCCACAAGTTTTACAAGTTTTTTCTAATGTATTCATTCTATATCTCGCTTACTTAATGTACAGTTTTGAGTAGGTTTAGACTCCATCTCAAGAGCCCAGTCTAATTCTTGAATCAAACGCTTATACCACATTTTATCGTATGTATCAGAAGCTAATTGTAAATCATTTTTGAGTAGAGTGATTCTGGATTCGATGTATCTTGTGATAGATAAACCGCCGCGTCTCATTCATAGAACCTAATTGTTCTGGTACGTCCACCAGAAGTAAAAGTAATAGTAGAGTGTGAATAAACCTGATCAGTTACATTTTGATAACGTGTAATATCTTTACACTGTTCTTCTCTACGGTATCCTGTTACAACTTGTTTATTCTTGCCTGCCTCATTAGCAATAATAGTGCCTACAACAGCTCCAGCAGCTCCACCGTTTTTCTCACCTGGAATATTGTTACCAATAGCTCCACCAATTAAAGCACCAAACAATAAGTCAGTAGTCGAAGCTCCTTGATTAGATTGTCCATAGATGGGGACGTCTATAAGTTCACAAGTAGTTTCAGTATATGGAACTGATTTTGTTACAGTTTTAAAGTGGTCTTGTACAGTAGCAGTAGTAGTTTCTGCTATAGCAAATCCTGTGCAAGAACTCAAAATAAGTAAAGAAGTTAATAGATATTTCATCATAATAATCCTAAAGCGTATGCAACGCTTATCTCAATAGTTAATAGTGTACCTAACCCAAATACTGTAATAAGGAGTGCTGCGGGTAAAAACGCAAAATCTTTCCAAGTTCTTTTACGAGTACAACAACTGCTCATGTTCTACGTTTTATTCCTCTGGTAAGTTTCTGACCTTTTGGAGGCGATTTTTTAGATCCACCAGGTCCTGCCCAATACACTTTGTCAGCCCAATAAGCTGCTGACATTTTTCCTTTGGCGATGTTTTTTGCATGACGGGCTTTAAAACTTCTTCTCGCTTCTGGAGAATAGTTGTGCCCCATTGACGCATCTCCAAAGTGAATAAGTCTAATTTTTTCGCCTTCTTTTGCCAACACCATGCCTTTTTTCTCTGTTCGGTTTGAGCGTCGTGGTTTGTTGAATCCGTCAAATTTTGTTCCTCTATAATCGATTTTACCACTTGGTAATCTCTTAACTCCTGGGTATTTTGACATTTTTATATCTCTCTTTTATCTCACAAACTATCTGCCACTGACGGTGAGTTAGCTGTGGAAATTTATTCTGTGCCTGAATACAACCTAATATAAAAGATTTTTCAGCATCTGTCAAAGAGTGATTATCAAAAAAATCCTTTAATGGTTTTTTAATTCTTCTTGTCATGGTATAATCTGTTTTAAAAGCATTTGAAAATGTTTTTTAGGAGTATTAGAAGGAATTTGTAATACAACGTTATCATATTCGCTGACAGAAGGCATAATCACTCTAGGAGAATTTTTAATCTTATTTTTATTAATAGAAAAATAAGATCCTAAAACATAATCAAAGTACTTACTAAACTCTCGATTAAGTTCGTGTAGATTAGAAAGGTTTTCATAAAAATAATCTATAGTATGTGATGCAGCAACTACCCCTATAAAATTACCAGACCAAGTATGACCATGAGCTAAATCATTAAGATACCCTTTTCTTGCTAAAACAGTACTGAAAGGTATTACTCCAGCAGTTAAGCCTTTTGCTAAACATAAAAAATCTGGATCTATCTCAAGATGCTCTGTAAAATACTTTTTACCAGTTTTAAAACCAGACATAACTTCATCAAAAATTAAAACAATGTTATTTTCTGTGCAATATTCTCTTAATTTATTGTAAGCATCAGGCCTATCAAACTTATAGCTTAAACCATAATTAATAGACGGTATTGGTTCAACAATAAATACACCTATGTCTTTATTTTGTTTTAAAAACTCAACATCTGAATTTACTAATTCAGAAATAGTTTTATATCCACGAAATATTTTTTCAGGTTTTCTGACAATACCAAAATTAAACATATCTTTGTAAACGTCAAAATACGAATGACTTCCTAAACTACTAGCAAATAAAGTTCCACCGTGCCATGCACCTTGCCTACAAGCTATTTTAGAATTTTTATTAATATTATATGCAGCTCTGATTGATACTTCAACAGCATCGCTTCCTGAAGTGCCTGAATAATATACATCTTCTAAATCTCTAAAATATAATTTTTTTGCAAGAGTTTGAAAGATAGGGTCAGAAAATAAAGCTGTAGAAAACATGAATTTTTCTTCTTTTTTTACTTTATCCCAAATTGTTGTATCATATCCAAAAATATTACAACCTCCTGCCATTTTTGTATCAAAAGTACCATTCACCCAACAACCTCTTAAATCTTTTATGCGCGGTAAATTGGAAGGTGCTTTAAAACGATTAATAAGAGCCATATTAAAAATCTATATCTTTACCTTTAGATTCCCAAGTATTATATCGGGTTGGATCTTTCTGTTTTACTTCATCAGGAATATCGTAAATAAAAGGATCAAGCTCCATAAGTTCTTTTTTTCGTTTTTGAAATTCACGCTCAAAACGCCAATCATCAATCTTATTCATAATCCATCTAAACATAAGGATTCTCCGTGGGTGTTGTACAAATAGTAATTCTGATATCATCAGATAGGTTTAAAATTCTATGATTTATAGCACTTCTAATTACATAGCTAAAACCAGGCTCATAGGTATATTTCTTATCTCCCTCAAACTCAATAAATGAATTTTCAGTTTTAATAGAAGTTAGAAAGGAGTCACAAAAAACATCAGTACTCAAATCTTTATGCCAAGGAATACTTGATTTAGGATCTAATATAGAAATATAACTTGATTTTATGCCTTTAAATTCTGTATAAAAGTTGTTAAGTAGATCAAATGTATACCAAAGATACGGAAGTTCGTTTTTAAGTAAATAAGAATATTTGTAATCTTCAATTAAAGGTAAAGAATACCAATTTTCTAAATTATATCTTTTTGAAAAAACTTTTTTACCTCTAGTAGCTAGATCGATAAGTTTAACTATATCGCCTCTATTAAACTGTGGGACTGGAATCTTTTTGCAACAAGTCAAACTGTTGTCTCCTATTTTTTAAAAGAGGTAAAAAAGGTACAGCATCTTGTTCAAAAACAATAGGATCTGCTCCATCAATAGTCATAATAATAGCGATATCTCTTATGCCTGTGCCGTACATTTCATTATGGGCAACCGCATAAGCACATCCTTGAATGTAGTAATCGGTGATCTGTTTAGAGGACTTTTTCTTTTTTGATGTTTTAAAATCAATTATAGTTGGTTTACCTTTCCAAATACCGACCATATCACAACGTCCTGCGTATTGATATTTATTAGACCAAAGTACTTGTTCTTGTCCCCAGATTTCTTCAATACCACGTTCCGTAGCACGAATTAAATCACGACTCATTTGACGAACATCAAGACGTTCGTTCATAATCTCATCCCAAACATCTTCGCCATTAAAATGTCTTTCAGCATACTCATGAACAAGAGTTCCACGATCTGTTGCTTCTTTAGAAACACGACGAGCTTCTTCTTCGCCTACTTTCTCAATCCACCGCTGAAGCCAGGTGTTATCTGATGTTTTACCAAGAACTGTAGTAATAGATGGATATGACCCATCAGGAGTGTGATAGGTTCTACCTGTAGATAAAGTATCAGTATCTACTTCAGTTGTATAATTGAATTTCTCTTTTAAAATCGTCCACTGTGTTGACAATAGGTTTTCCTTTCGCATTTAAGCTAGTGTTAATTAATATTGGATACCCATATTGACGAGTTTTTTCTAAAACTTTCCAAATGTACGCATTTGATGAACCAGTGACCGTTTGAAGTCTGGCGCTCATATCATGAGTAGTAAAATTACCATCAATAATGTTAGAAACAAACAACATGTAAGGACAAGGTTGAGATATATCAAAAAAGTTATCTGCTTCTTCAATTTGGCATATAGGCGCATACGGTCGCCACGAATCATCATGTCGCTCCTTAATAATATTAAGTTTTTCAATATTATCATGAGTCGGAGCACATAGCAATGATCTATTTCCAAGAGCACGTGGGCCGAATTCAGCTCGTCCTTGAATTACAGGAACAATTTCTCCACGTAGTATTCGATCAGCACATTCATCTGCAGAAATATGGTTATTAGACTCCACGCCTAGATAGGGTGTCTGCCATAAGGGGCGTTCAATTAAAGCAGCAGCTCCAAGTGCACACCCAGCATCTCCTGCAGCTGGTTGGATAGCAATTTTATCCCAAGGGGTAAGAGTTAAAAGTTTAGTATTTGCTACACAATTAAGAGCAACTCCTCCTGCATAGGCTAAATTTGACATGCCAGTTTCTTTTTGAATCCAGTAAGAAAGAGTTAAAAGAGTTTTTTCAAGAACACTCTGAACAGAAGCAGCAATATCCCAATCTAGTCTACCAAACCCAACTCCTCGCTCTAAATTTTGAAGTATAGTATAGTCACCTTCAAGAGACTGCCAATTTAAAATATGCTTGTGAATCCAACTTTCCCATTTTGGTTCTCCATAAGCAGCCGCACTCATTACTTTGCACTCATCTGAAAGTGGTTTAAAACCTAGTAAACGAGTAGCAGCTGAATAAAACAACCCAAGAGAGTTAGGATACTTAAAACGCTTTAACCACTCAATTTGACCATCACGATAAACACCTAATGATGTTGAATACCGATTACCAACAGTATCAATTACCATAATAGCACATTCTGTCCACTCTGTAGTTAATATAGAACTCATAGCATGAGCTTCGTGGTGATCTACAAGAATTGGTCGTGCAGTGGTATGTTTTTTTATCTCTGACTTAAATTGAGAATAGGTAGTTTCTTCATAAAAAGCAGCAAATTCCCAATCATCATGATGATTTTGGAGCCACTGAATAGTATTAGTAGGAAATCGTTTATCAAACTTTTCACGAGAAAAGCGTTCTTCATGAGAAGCTCCTAAAATTAACCCATCTTTTAAAGATGCGGCAGCGCTGTCATGGTGATAACAACTGATTCCGAGAATGTTCATCAAAATACCTATTAAAAATGTTGTTCAAATCTTTTTTTGTTTTTCCGAGATAATTAGGAGAAGAAACAAAATCTACAAAAGCCCATCTATAATTATCTACAACGGGTTGTATGCGGTGTACCATAAAGCACGGAAATATTGTGGTTTTTCCTGGAACAGGGTAAATACGAGCAAGTACTTCTTGTGGTTCTGGAGCAGAAAAATCAGTTTCTTTTACTCTCATTGAATCAGGATTCCATGTACCTATTTCAAGGGGTTTTCCTTCAGTAAGGTATATTATGTGAGTCCAATAACGACTTTTTCTAGCTTGATTAAGTTTTCCTCTAGTAAAGTCAAGGTTATCAAAGTGCCACTCATAACCTTCTCCTGGTTTTAATAGTATAGCAGTTTTACCGCCTATATCACATCGCCATTGATTTCCGTATCGAATTACATTTTCATTACAAAACTTAATAATTGATTTTGAGTGATCAGCAATTGTTCTATTAAAACCTACTTCAATTGCGTCTACCCAGCTATCGGCAATGTAATCTTCCATCTGTTCTCAATCTCTGAAGCTAAAACATGAGCAAAAACTGTTTGTCCAGCTTGATTAGTATGACCTCTTCCATCAGGATGTCTACGAACTAAATCTCTTAAATAGTAACTAAAGATGCAAGGATGATCACCAATAATAGGATCATCAAGTACGTTTGGGCGATAAACAGGAATAACCATCAAGTTATCGAAACTAGCGATTCCCAATACAGCTTTAACAAACAAAGCACTAGTACGCATATGCCATTTAATTGATGTAAGTTTTTTAAACCACAATTCACGAGTAAGTTTACCCCAATAATCTTCTTGTTTCCAGTGATAAGGAAGTAAGTAACGACCATCTGCTAATGGATCAGCTCTGTGATGGTGTCCGATTAACCAAATAACTCGAAAATTATTGACAAGTTCGTTATTTATGATGTATTCTGCTTGAGCATCTAGTGTAATTCCAGGTTCTTCCCACCGATTTGTAAGACCTAAAAGGTCAAAGGCTGGATTGGGAGCTTCTAAACTTGGAATCGACCAAGAATTACCAACAACAAAGATTTCGTCATTCATGCATATAGTTACTTGTGGTGATAGTTTTACTCAAGGAGAGGGTCTTGAAAATGTTCAACAAGCCTATCCCTCAATCATTGCTAAAAAGTTAAATGCTAAATTAACTAATTTAGCGCAGAGTGGTGCTTCTGAATATCTTATTACATCACAAGTTGAACAAGCTGTCAAGATAAATCCTGATTTGATTGTTATCGGTCATACAAGTGAGTATCGTTGGCAAGTGTGGGATTTCAGACGTGACCACTTACAAGGTTTTTTAGTAGCAAACTGGATTGAAAAGCATGGAAAATCATATCGTAACTGGATATTTTCTGAACAACTTGTCGGTAACAGACGAAAAGATACACGAGAACATAAAGCGGCTTGGCATGCAGCTGGTATGTTATACTATTCAGAACATGAATTAGTTGAGCGTTTATGGAGTTCAGCAGTAGCGCGTCAAATTGTTGCGTGTCAACGAGCTAGTATACCTGTTATTCATCACTGCTGTTTTTCTCATTTGCAACCAGCACTTGAAAATTTAACTGATAATTATGTGACCTATCATTTAGATAGAGAAAAATATAAAAACTTTGCCCCAGATCGTTCTCACGCTGGGGCACAGTGTCATTTAGAATTAGCTCAATTAATTACGAACAAGCATCAACCCATTCTTTAATTTCTTCCCACTTTTGTTCTTCTTCTTCAAGATTTTGTTTACGAATAATGGTAGCTACTTTTGTGATCGTTGTCACAGGCAGTCCATACTCATTTTTAATATCTTTTTTTAGTTCTGCAATAGACTCTCTGATGCTATCAGCTTGAATCATTAAATCTACAATACGATTAATTTCTTTCCGAATTTCTTGTTGAAGTGCTTTTTCCATTTTGTCCTCTATGATACGTTGGTGTTAGCGGTGATTATTTTAAAGGTTTCTCTTATTTTGGTAGGCTTGCGGCGTACAAGACGTTCGTCTTGAAGCTGTTTCATAGCTACATTGAACATGGACATCGATGTGTCCGAGCTTGAAGTGACGTCGCTCGATGAGCGATGGATGAGTATTTTTTGATGAATGAGATTGAGTGCAGTGACTAGATTGGCTGAACCGATAGCACGTGACCCGGCAAAGTCGCCTTCGCGACGGGGTGACACAAGCTCCCACTGTTCATTCTCCCACACAGATCCATCATCATCGTCAAACACTTCAACTGGCATGCCAGATAAAATGCGCCAAACTAGGTCTGCTGCATCTTGTGATGTCATCTGATCCAATCATCCTTCCACGGATTAGCGTAAAACCACGCTAGAGCGGTAGACACACGCTTCGCGTGAACTGTAGAATCTTGGCTCAATGCGTCAACAAACTCACGTTTGAAACAGAGCCACGGATTTTTTTCATTTTTGACAGGCTTGATCGAGCGTATCTCACGTTGGTTCCAATGTTCACAACGTTGTGCATAAGCTGGCTGAACCGTAAGTGAACGTTCAGTTTCGTCTAACTTCTGATGAAGTAGCTGCCACAGCTCTTGAAAAGCGGAGCTTTTCTCTTCATCACTTATATCAGCAATGCAGATGCGACGGCTGTTACGTACTAAATCACGATAGGCATTGCGTGATGTCAATTTAAAAAACATTTTTTTACCTCTTATTAATAGCAAAGATTGAGCCGAATGGCAACATTAAATTTTGAACAATTCTGTGAGAGTTTGGGCAGATGTAGAGACATCCACTTCGCCAAAGGTTTTTATGCGTTGTGGTGGCATGACCACTTTTCCACGTCGCCAAAACTCACGAGCCTCATACCAGTGCATTCGCTCGTATGATCGCCACAAATTATTGATGCGCGTTGCCGCTGCATCAAACTCTTCGAATAGTGGGTTTTCCAAAGATAGCTGACCTTTTGCTTCTTCCATCCACTCAACTGCACACCAAGGTGAAAATCTGGCTACATTAACAGATTCGCGAAGAGTTCTTTTAGTTGACCAAACCGTGTATCCGCCTGGTGAAAATTTAGATGATGATTTAACCATTGATTGCCTTTTCTTGTAAGTGATTAAAGTGATCTACAATGTCAACAATAAACCGAGCTGCAAAAAACTCGCCATGTGATGTTTTTAACAGTTCATATTCTTCCATTGTTGTGGGAGAGTGTTGTATCAAGATAGCTTTTGCCTCTTGAAGGGTTGGACGTTTGTGCATTAGCGTTCCTTATTATAGTTAAATGGTCACAAGTCATAAAATTCTTGACTTGTTGATTAATTATAGCTAAAATATTCACATGTATGCAACTGAAAAATATGTTCGAATGGAAGTGAAAGACGTTCACTCGCAAATTCATGAGCTGGCAAATGATCTGGGTGGAGACATTCGTTTTTTACACCAAGAGATTACTGAACAGCGTAATTTAATCGAACAACTAGTTCAAGACTTATCAGATTTAAGAGAGAGAATTAATGCCCAGCTATAAAGTTGTGTTGTTTTCTGATTCAATACATCAACAATACATGATTAATCAGGAACAGGCAATTAATCTTGCACTTCCTCAAGTAGCAACTGAACAAGCTACTCATGAAGATGCTCGTCTTGCTCTCTACTCTACCACTCCCAATCGCGTACCTGCCCTGCTCGTTCTTAAAGATGGAGCACGTATGCAAGTCAAACATGCCAAACGCAGTCACGAAGAAATAGTGGCTTGGATTCAATCTATTGTTGGCGTGTAGTGCCAAAAGCTATTCCTTTTATTCCTCATAAACAAAGAATTGAAGCACATCGCGTAGACTACCTTCGTGCTATTTCAGATCACATGGATCACCCGTGGCAAGCAGAAGATGGCCGTGAACTAGCTCCTATTCAGCAAATGTTAGTAGACAAGGTCACTCCTTATACAGGCATTCCTTACTGGTGCTGGACTGACTGTTGCACTGATGCTCTACAAATTGCCATAGAAGCTCTCACTGAAGTGGGAGATCGAATTATAGTACCGGCTTATGGTTGGCGTGCTTTTGCTAATGCTCCAACAATTATGGGACGCGAAGCAGATTTTTGTGACATTGATGCGACAGGCAACGTAGATTTAAATGAACTAGAAACAATGATTCGTCGAGAAACTCCAGCTGCTATTATCATTGTACACAATTTTGGTACTATTGTAGATGTGTCTCAAATTGTTTCAATCTGTGAACAGTATGGTGTTAGAATTATTGAAGATGCAGCACCTGCCTTTGTAATGGGAGAACCATACTCCTATTTACCAGGAACTGCTTCAGATGCTGTGTGTTACTCATTTGATTTTACAAAGTTTCCTGGCACTCTAGGATCTGGAGGCGCAATTGCTACTCGCTTTCCTGAATTGTATGATCAGTTCTTTGAACTTCAAGCACACGGCACTAATAAGAATCGTGACATTGTACGAATTGGTACAAAAAGTTTTATGGACGTTACTTCTTGTGCCGTTCTTTTGCGAGAGATAGAACTTTTTGAACAAAATCAGTATCGAGAGCGTCGAAGACAGGTTGCTACTTGGTATAATGATAATCTTCCCTATAAATCTATACCAGGAGAAAATTATATCTGGGAACGATTTTCAATGTTTGTTCCTTCAAAAGAGGTTGTGGGTGTTTTAGAACGACTTCAAGAGATTAAGTGTTTAGCACGTACAATGTTTAAACAACCAGTAAATTCTTTTTCTTTTTACAAAAACCGCAAACATCTACCAAAAGTACTGCGCTTTGTTGACAATTTAGTTCATCTACCATCTCACCACTTCTTAACTGATGAAGAGCTTGAGAGAATAAAGAGTGTGCTATGATTTCTTGCTATATGTTAGATGTTCATTTAGCAAACCGCTGTAATTTAAACTGTGATGGGTGTAATCACTGGTCAAACTATGGGTTTAAAGAGATATTTTCGGCAAAAACACTATATAGTTGGGCAGAGCCGTGGTCAAAGATAGTAAAACCAGAGAGAGTCAATCTTTTAGGGGGAGAACCTCTTCTAAACAAAGAGTGTAAGCAGATAGTAGAAGACTATAGATCATTATTTCCTGATTCTACTCTTAAACTATTTACAAACGGTTTTACCCTATCAAAACAAGACTGGTTACAAGACACCCTACGAAAAAATAACTGCGTATTAGTAATCACACTTCATTCAAGTGAAAAAAGTTATTTAAAAAAATTCAAAAATGAGTTACAATGTCTAAACAGCTGGGGAAACTCAACTGTAAAGATGAAAACTTGGTTTAGAACTGTTTTTGACTATGAGGGTCTTGAAGTAGAAATAAGAGATATGCGTGGTCATTGGTATAAAACTTATACTGGAAATGGTTATACAGCTAAACCCTATAAGGATGAAAAACCACGAGAGAGTTGGGAAAATTGTGTATCAAAACATAGCGTTCAACTGTATCATGGTAAGCTTCACAAATGTGGAGCTATTACTTATTTAAACGACTTTTTAACAAAGTATAATCTTTTAGAAGATCCTGATTGGAAACCTTATTCAAAGTATAAAGGTATTAGTTCTACAGATTCTAAAAAGAAGATTGAACAATTTTTTAAAACTGAAGATGAATGGATTTGCGGAATGTGTCCTTCAAATCCAGATAAAAAACAATCAAAAGAAGTTTTTAAAAGATATGAATATTAGAGCTAATATAATTAGCACACATTTAACCAAAGAGGAAGAATTATTTTGGATGCAGTACTTATCAGGAAATTTGAACCATGTCTGCTTCATCATCTGAAATGCGAATGAAGATATATGTAAAGAATAATGATGTAGGTAAAGCCTTACGTATCATGAAAAAGAAGATGTTAGCTGAAGGACTGGGTAAGGAACTTCGCGATAGACGATTTTTCCGTTCAAAAGGCGAAGAACGTCGTTTAGCTGAAAAAGCTGGAAAGAAACGTTGGGAAAAGAAACGTGCCCAGTTAGAACAAAAGTTTATTCGTGATGAGCGTAATGCAGTTCGTAACAATCGAAAGAAAAAGAATGTTCAAAGACCTAACAAAAATCCAAATCAATCAAGAAACTCAACACGTCCACCTCGCAGTCAAAATCAGCGATAATCATGCTCATAACTTAACTTTTTCGCTTGAAACATTTACTTATATTATGAGTAAGGATATACAAAAGTGGTATGGACAGATACACGGTAAATATTGGAACTTGCAAAAGCTTTCAAATCATGTTAAACTCTTTTCAGAATCATATGAGTTTCACTACAGATTTTCCACCCATGAATGGAATACAATTAAGATGCAGTATGTAAGCGCTTTACGTAAGAACAATCTTGCATAAAGGTATGTAAAACTAATATAATCTCTTTATAACTTTATGGGGATTTATATGAAAGCTTTTAAAGGCACTTTTAAGAAAAAGAATGGTGAGTCTCGCCAAATGACTTTTGCTCGTTTAGCAGATTTACCAGATCAGTTTTTAGAGACTCGTGTTAGCGGAGCTGGTTCTGAACAAACATATCCAGATGGAATGGAACTTGTTTGGGATTTAGAAGCAGATTCCTTCAGAATCTTTAACTGGAATACAGTAGAAGATTCACCGAAGGAATTAACAGTTGACGAAAGTCTCTTTACATAAAGAATTTATTTTAGTAGAAACTGAAACAATTAACCTTGCAGATTTAAGAATTGCAGAATTGAGAATGTATTATATAGTTGAAATTCATGATGTAGATTCAGAAGATATTGGATGCATTATGAAAGAAAATGATGATGGACAGTTAGCTCCAACTCGATTTGACTCATTCTCAAAAGCAAAAGTTCAAGCATCGTTGGTAGATGCTCAATTGCCAAAAGGCAAATATACACATATTGTGAGTATGAACGATGATGGAACGCCTGTTTAATAAACTTGAAACTTGGTTTATTAGAGTTTTTAAAATCAAGACAAAAGATCAACCTGATTATTTAGGATATAGAGCTTCGAAGAAGCGAACCAAACGCTAGACTGGACACGGGGGCAGTACCCGTCGTCTCCACCAATTTGTAGGCATCTACAGTTTCAGAGGGGACGAACTAGGATCGACAGGTAGTCAATAGGCGAGTGGAGAAGCAGGTGCGCAAGCGACCTCAACCGCAAGACTTAAATAATTGCAAACGATAACTTTGTAATC